CACCGCCGCGCATACGAATAGGTTTTTTAGAGGCCATTCCTCCGCCCATCATTTTCTTGGGCTTCTTGCCTCTCATTCCTTTGTTACCTGGCATTTTTCTCTCCATCTTCGTCGGGTTAAAACTAAACGCTCCAGATCATCCGTGCCATAATTGGCATAATAATTTAGACGCTCCAAAAACTTGGACGCTTCGTCAAGATGCGACAGTCTTTGTATCAAAATCATATCATAAGTATCTTGAAAAGAAAGCAACCAAATGTCTTTTTCTTTTAATGCTAGATAAGCGTTTAATCCCATACAACAACCTTCTAACTCTTCGTATGTTAACTGCTGTATCTGAGAACAGATCACCACTTGATAGTCATCTGTAAACGCTTCTATTTGTTCCGCCACATCTTCCCAAAGATTAGCGACTTCAACAATTTTAACCTTGTCCTCAATCCATGCTTTCAAGGCATACGGGCAAGCAGGAATGTTCGCTGTTTCAGGGGAGGGCTGAGATACTTTGTCTCGTATCCATGTGTCTAAAAACTTTTGGACACTCATTTTTTCTTTCGTCTTTTGACCGCTTTTACTCTTCTTGGTTTTCCTGCGGGTTGTCCAATACGTTTTTTTTGCGAAACCCTAGATTTCTTTTCAGAGGCTGATAGTTCAGAGGCTGTTTTAGGAGTTTTACTGGATACCCTCTTCTTGGGACGGCAATATGGAGTACCCCGTTTTTCACCTTTCTTACGCCCACATGGTTTCCCCGTCGAGACATCGACCCATTCCTCTTTAAACCAGCGTTTTAGGTTTGATCCTGCTTTTGTTTTACGGACACGGGGCATCAGAATATCTTAGTGGTTCTATACTTAAAAGTTTGTCCATCTCTAAATCGGGGCTCTCCTCGCACCATTCCTCCACTTGCTTTTCTAACAGGTTTCTTCTTGCTCTTATTTCCCCAATTTTTTGCTCCGACTTTTCGACATGAAGCAATTGCTCCTGATGCATACGCTGAAGGGAACACTCTGTATCTCGCTTTGACCTTATGATAGCAAGCATCTTTCTTGGATTTAGTTTTAGACATATCATTTTCTCCTCATTTTTTTCTTTTTCGAAGCGCAGTGCGCTTTCTCAGAAAAACCTTTTGGACGTTTACAATTAATAGCACGTTTGCGTTTTTTGCTCCACTTCCTTTTTTGAGGTGGTTTGGAGACTTGTTTAGACATTTGAGAACGTGACATAGCCATTCGTCTGTCCTATCTAAGAAGCGAAGAAGCCTCCTAGACTAGCAGCTAGTATTAAACCTGCTAATCCCCACAGCTTCATATCAAGACCTTTTAAAACTTTGTCTTGGTTTTCTAAACGCTCATCAATTGATTTGTACCGCAACGCACATTCAGCTTCATGCTTTTCAAGCCTAGCAAGGAGTTCATCTGTTTTAGCCATCAGCACTTCCATCTTTTTCTAGCTTGGCGCAATCTGCTATTTGGGTTTTTTGCGGCCTTCGGGAACTTTTTCATTTGACCCGCAGAACGAGCGCAAAACGACTTGCGCCTTTTCGCCGCCGCGCTACCTTTTTTAACCTTACCAGTAACCGCAGTCTTTAGTTTACTGCCGGGGTTGGCACGACGATAAGCAGCTACGCCCTTCTTCGTCATCCCCGCCCCACTTTTGGTGGGACGGAAATTACGTTTGTTGCGTTTCGGCATTTTTTTTGCCGTTCGAGCCATCTTAGCCTCTAGTTGTAAAAGACAGTAATAGAGGTGATGTCATCGATAGTGGCAATATGCACGTCATCTGTAACCAAGACTCCCTCATCAGGAAAGCTGATGATGTCAACCTCGCTTGCCAATAGATCACAATGCAAAACCACTGTTCCAGAAGCGGAGCCATCTGTGATTTTTAATTCTGGCGTACCAGAACCACCAGTTGTAACTAAAACTTGACGAACACGAGCTCGACCTATTGAAGCATCACCTGTAGCAGTAAGCCTTTTGGTCTTAATGTCTGAACCAGCCATGACTGCCCCCTATTTATGCAACCTGTACATACTCAACAATGAAAGTAAACGAACCTGCGGTAGTAGCATCAACAGTATTGGTAATGTTGCAAAAAATCGTTCTTTCGGCAGAGGTATATTGAACAGAAGCAGGTGCTGTCGTAGCACTTTGTGTCTGAGCAACAAGCGTTGTAGTAGTTACATTACCAACCACTACAGTTGTACCACCATCGAGAATTTCATCAGTAACTGCTGCAACAATTTGTGCACCCGAACTAGAAGTACCAACTTCATAACCAATGTCACCTGTACCAATCACTGGTGCGGTAACACAGAAAATCTTAATGTCGGTAATAATAGTGTTGGCAGGTTGTGTGAATTGACCAATAGCTGGGCTGTCACCAGCAGTGGTGTTTACAGTAACACCTGTAGCAAACCCAACGTGCTTTACAAATTTACTAGTGACAATACCAGTGGAAGCAATGTCCACTACATCTGTCTCTGTACCAGTAGTTGAGTTTTTAGATATAACTTTAAACCCGTTTTCAGAACGGACGGGACCGCTAAAAGTTGTGTTAGCCATGTGTGTCTCCTGTCGTGGCTATTGTCAGTCGCCCTATGCGGCTGTCAGGAATCTTTACTATACGCATAAAAAAAGGGGCGGTCAATGCCGCCCCTTTCAATGTATTGTAATTACGCTCCGGGCGAACCGAATACGCAACGTGGATCGCTAAAGCCAAAGCTATAACGCTCACGGGCTTTGTAACGCATGTTACCTGTATCATAATCAGGCTCCATTTGCGTTGTCAAAGCGGCTCTCTCAAAGTTTTTAAACCCATTCGGAGAGTCAGTTTTGATGAAGAATGCATCTGTGTCAGTTAGATAATCGTTAACGGTATATCCTTCTGGCAACATACCCATGTTGCGGATAGCGTTTGTATCATTATCTGCTGTACCAACACGAAGATTCGTAGCCATCAGACGCTCGGCAACAAATTGTAGCTGACGCGGAATGATCAACTTAGTACCACGAAGGGCAATGATCAGACCACGCTCATCAACAAAACCTGCAATGCTAATCAGAGCATCTTCAAGAGATGTCTCGTTAAGATCAGCAGCAACAGTAGGTTCGTTGTTGAATGTGCCACCATTTGTAAGCGGGTGACTTGCGTCGCAAAGAGCAACTCCATCCCCACCAGCAGTCGCGCCAGCGGTGAAAGCGTTGTTCAGTACAGCCGCAGCCTTAACCTGCTTTGTGTGAGCCATTGCACGAGCCAACGCACGAGTGTAACGAGAAGAGAGACGATCATAAAGATTGTCCTCTACAGCTTCTTCCGTAATGGAGAAACCAAGAGCTACAGTTTCGTGTGTGTAACGGCTTGTGTATGCCTCTTGAGCGTCATCATAAGAAATAGATGACCCTTCAGTTTTCGTAGGAGCCGCACCAAAACCAGAAAGCATTACCTCTTCTTCAAAAGCACGGTCAGATGCCTCTGTGTCAAAAATTTCTGCATGTTGGTTTTCGTATCGGTTATACTCCAGTCCAAAAAGAGCGTTGAGACCTGGCTCAAGCTCTTTTGCGAGTTGTGCGCGGGAAATAGCCATAACCTAAACTCCTATACGCCTGTCGTTGAAACAGTGCCACCTGCAATCGCACCGTTAGGTGAGTTGAAGTGGTTGTTCAAACGAACGATTACACCAATGCCAGAGGCCGCAAAGTCTGCGTTCTCGACATCATCGACAATTCCCATAATCCGAAGATTAAGATTCGCTGTTACTGCGATTGTGCTCACAGCTAACGCCGCAGAGGACATACCAGTAGTTGTGCTACCGGATGTACCTGATGAGAAGTTAGCATTAGCGAATACCGCCGCACGAGCAGTTGCTTCATTTGTAAGCGAAGCATCTGCAGCAATTACGAACTGCTGCATGGGATCATCATAAACAAAGGCTTTGACAGGAAAGTTGCTGTCCGCACCCGACCCAGGGTAAGTGTTTGAGAATATAACTTCACCAGTAGTTGAGCTCACATACTCACAACCATAAAACACACCAACCAAGCCTACAGTTCCACCAGCAGCCGCGCCAACAATGTCGATAACACCTGCTGCAAGCGGAATAACTGGAGAACCTTGGAAAATTGCGTTTGAGTTGTCTGAGGCTATGCGATACTCAGTTGTACCAGTGCTGTTTACGCCCGAACCCACTTTACCGATGGGTCGTAAGCCAAATGCACCATTTGAGTTTGCCATTTTAGTCTCCTAAACAAACAATTAAGTTCTAATCAGAAGCATCTTTGCGGTTGCCTCCGAAAGTTACACGGCTTTGCCTATCGCTCTGGATAGGCATCGCGGGATGTTGCTCCCTCATGAGGTTTTCATCAACGGCTTTCATCTGGTTGCGGGTCTGATCCCGGAAATAAGCAGTTCTTTCAGATACCGTTTCCTCTGGAATACGACAGAGCATAAGCCCACCGTTCCCAATAACGCCTTGGTATCTTCCCTCTTCAATAGTTGGAGCTTCGAAGTCTGGATGCTCGTCTGCTCTCACAGGCTCCCATCCTTCTCGGAGCTTGGCATGGACATTTGTCTTATCGTCCTCGCCTCTAATTCCAACTCGAACCCACCTGTGGATGTATCCTTTCGGTGGTTCGGGGGCCTCCAGCATACTAGGAGGTTTCCAAGGTGTTCGTCGCGCAGTTTTTGTACGAGTTTGCGATTCTCGGGGTATGCGTTTCTCTGTCATCTTATGTATCCTTCTGTAGTTTTGCAACTTCTTTTGCATAGACATCGTAAGGAACATTAAGTTTTCTTGCGATTGCCTTTTGAGAGTCACTCAAAGTAATTACTTTTTTACCGCCCTTAGTGGTTGTTCGAGACGCTGAATTTGATGCTCCAGCAACTCTTTGTTGTGGTTTCTTTTTCGATTGAAACTTGCTAGGAAAATCGTTCTTAATGCGTGAGTCCAATTCTGTATAATAATCATCAGATGTCGGGTCATAACCCTCCTCCTCAACCAGTTGTCTGTGAATACCAAACGCCGCATAAGTCATGGATTGATCCTCACCAAACCATGAGTTTTTTTCTGCCCATGCCTGTGCTCTCGGATCAGGTTCTACAGCCGCTTGTTGTACAGGTGCTTGTGCTTGTGCCTGTGGAACTTCTGTTTGCTGGGGGGCCTCACGTTGAACTTCAAGTTTTCTCTTCGCTTCTTCGTATTTAGCTTGATCCAAAGCTAGGCGACTAATATTTTGCTGGGCATTAAACAATGCTTCTGCGTCACCTTCTTCATGCGCTTTCTGATAAGCTATCTTAGCTGTCTCAAGCTCTGAAGCTACCCTGTTACCAAACTGATCAACAACAGCAGTCGAATTACTTTCCTGTTGTTGCTGTAATTGACTTACTTGATTTTTTAAAGCTTCAGCATATTCCAACGCCGCCTGTTCGCGTCTTTCCGCTTCGCGTCTTCTATACGTCAGCTTTTCAATACGTTTTTGCACACCTGCGGTGTATTCAGTAAGCTCTTCTTCGTTTTCGGAAACATCTTGTTCATCTGTTTCTTCAACTGTTTCTGTTTGAACAGGCTCTTGGTTTTTTGTCTCCGGCTCAACGGCTTCGGAGGTTTGTTCGTCAAGTTCAACCTCAAATTCCTCGTTCTCTATCTCAACTGGATCATTTGGTTCTGGCAATTCTGACATCTTTTTCTCCTAAAGCTTTATGTCTTCTGGATCGACGATAGTTGCAATTACCTCGTCGTCGTTAATAATTCTGACCTCACCGTCCTCGAGTTTAAACCGAGAACCAGAGTATCTTCCTATACAGACCCAGTCACCTTCTTTACACCAAGGCTCCATGTCTGTTCCAAATTTATCAGGATCTTTGTAAGCCAACGGCCCCACCTTCACCACAAAAGCCACAACAGTTGCCAATGCCTCACGATCCGCAACAGCGTCCGGGATATAAACACCTCCGTCTGTTTTCACACGTCCGCGATACGGCATAACAAGAATCCGCCAACCTGTTGGTTGCGGAACACGATCTAATGCTTTTTGAGATTCTGCCTGTTTCTTTGATTTTTCTTGTGCTGCTATATAGTCAGGTACTAATAGAGTCTTCGTCATCGGTGTCATAACCTTTCAGCAGGGCACTAAGTTCATCCATCGCAAACGAGAGGCCCTGTATCTCGCCTACTAAACTGCGATACTGTTCCATGTCTTTTATAGACCCGCTGGCAACAGTTGTCGTTAAGTCCTCAATTCGAATATTGAGATTTTTGCGGTATTTGCTAATAAAGTCAACTACATTCAAAGTAAGTCACCTTGAGTTGACATATCGCTGTCGGTTATGGGACCGCCAGAAACCCATGCTGTGCACACACGTTGTGAAGCACACTTAAATTTTAAGAACTGACAATAACCTAAATCACCAGCTTGGATAGAATCATAAGGGTCATCCGCGCCCTCCGAGCCAATACCTTTAGCAATGCAATCCAACATTTGAGACGTTTGATTAAAAGCCGCACAATTAGCACATCGAGATTCCAAAGCAGCATCAATATCTGTTTTGAATGTATTTGCTATATTTGTCCAAAACTTATCGTTTTGACCTGTGTGGTCAACTCCAGGATCTAATGGACCGTAGTCATATTCGTCTATAGCTTTTTGACGGTTCTCTAGATTGACATCAATGTCTTGTGTCGCAACAGGACACCCGTCTCCTGCGTCTTTATCGACAGGAGTTCCTACGCTTGGTAGGTCGGCTGTATCTATTTCGATGCGTATTTTCATATTACTCACAAAAACTATTGAGATATTAATTAAATTCAAATGTTGTGCTTGTTACATTCGCACCATTAGTACCAAAAGGACTTTGATTTACTGTGGTAGTCCAAGCCCAAGAAGTTGTTCCATTCTGGGACTGATAAGTTGCGTCTGTTCTATTAAAAGTATTTGAGCCAGCATTAGTTGTAAGTTTTAAAGTTGAAAAACCTGAGTTAGAAAAACTTCCTGAAACTTCAAAGTTTAATGTACCTACAGCCGCACCAGCTGAACCTTCAACTGCCTCTGCAAGAACTATTAAACTAGCACCGCTTAAAAAATCCACAGTGCCATCACTAACACTACCAAAATTTACATTATTAATTAATGTATATAAGCCTTGTTGAGAAACACCATTTTTAAAACCTCTAAAATAATAATGCCCTGCGAAACCAAAATCAATATTTGTGTATCCATTGGTAACTGTTCCGTCATATAAGTTACTAGAAGCACCATACCATTCATTGAATGACATTTGTGCGCCAGAACCTTTGCTAATCAGTCCTCGAATATCGCTGTCGTTTATTGAAGCCGAAGTTCCAGAAGAACCACCCGCCTCAACATGCATAGCGTTCAAAGAAAGCGCACCTGATGAGGGAAGAGCCATTATTTAAGTCCTGTAAATTTGCCGCCTTGAACAGCTTGACCAGTGCCTCTTACTACACCGCCGTCACGGAACGGACACTTTGTGCCTTTAACAATGCCGCCCTTTTCAAAACCCATTTCTGCAACGGCTT